CTCAGCACCAAGGCGGCGCCCCCTAGGGCGACGCCCCTGCGAGGGGGGGTCGGCGGCGGGGCCTGCACCGCAGATCGTTCAGGGGGCTGGTGCGCTCCTTGCGGAGTCAAAGAGGGGGGTTGAGTAGCCTTCCATCGCGCGCGGCGAGGGGAGGGGTCCGCAGATCCCCTCTCCGAGTCGGAGGACGCTCAGGCCCTTTGATCTTTTGGGGGCAGGGAGAGCGGCGCGGCATAGTGCCGCGCGGACCCTCAATGGGTCCCTTTCGCTCTCTTCGCCCCCGAAAGTCAAAGGACGAGATTGGGTGAGCGTGGCGAAGCCACCGAACCCGTGCATGCAGTGGCCTGAGCAGCCGCGCGCTGTTCGCCCCCGCGCCCGAAAGTCGGGAGCGCAGGGTGCGGGGGCGACGCAACTTGTTGCGTCAGCCGAGCGATCGAGCGCTGGCTCGTGCCCTGCCGTAGGACTCTCTGCGGTCGCCTCGCCGGAGGGCCAGGCTGTCCGAGCGTGCGCTTGCGCACCGAGGGGAAAGCCTAGCCCGCAGGCCTCAGCCGCGCTTGCGCGGCTTGCGCGCGCAGCGTCCACGCGGAGCGTCATCCGCGTTGTGCGCGGAACCCGAGACACCTGACTGACGGGCACTCCAAGGTTGGACTAGTGCGCACGTCCAACCACGTGGATCGCCGAACCTCCCCCCTCCCCCAGAGGCTGCGCTCGTAATCCCCAGTGCTACGTCGTGTCCCCCCGTGGAGCGTGCTGCGTTGTGGTGTGTGATGGGGGTGGTGTGTGTTGGTGTGTTGTTGCGTTGTGTGTGTGTGGTTGTTGTGTTGTTGTTGTTGTTTGGTCTTTCCCTCCGAGGATGTGTCGTTGTCCCTGCCTGTGTGTGAGCGTGTGTGTGTGCGTGTGTGTGTGTGGTGTGTGTGTGTGTGTTGTGGTGTGTGTGTGGGGTGGTTTATGTTGTTGTTGTGTTGTTTTGGTGACTCCCCACGGATGAAAAGAGACCTCACCGATAACGTGAAGGGCCCGAAACCAACGCGATTTCGGGCTCTGAGACGGCGGGAGCCAGATCGGGACTCTGAGCACGGCCGGAGTCCGGCTCCAAGCCCATCTGGGCCTCAAAGCGGGCCGGAATCCCAGATTTGGACCGGTTCGGTCCCGCGTGATGGCTCTGGAACCGATTTGGGGCGCTGAGGGCGGATAGAAGGGGTGATTTGGGGTTCTGACGGGGTCTGACGGCTGAAAACGGCCCAAAACGGGGTCTACAAGGCCTGATTTGGTGTCAGAACACCCTCCTAGCCCACCGGAAGTGCTGCGGGGTATATGTGCTGTTTTTCACGCACGACTCTCTCTCTGAAACCCCCAAAAAACCCAAAAAACGGCTTTCTAGGCCAGATTGGTGATGTGAGCTTTGGTACCTGCCTCGCAGGCAAGTACGGGCGAGTGGCAAGCCCTCACTCGTCGATCTCTGGATCGGGGGCCATTCCGCACCCATATATACCTATCCGGGTGAACGTGGGCCTAGGTACGTGTTCTAACACTCCGAAATCGTTGATCTTGGTCGTCCAGCGGGGCATTTCGTGCGTGCGCTCATGGTATGGGCACCAAGCCATCACTAGCTGTTTGGCAGGTGCCTGTTCCATCACCTCTTGGGGAGTCGGGTGATAGGCAGGTGGCATTGCCTTCATGCGGGGCTTGAGGACCCAATCGAGCTTTTTGACCTTTGAGAAGTCGGGTTGCGACGCAGGTAGTGTTTCCATCACCTCGTCCTCTCCATCAGGCATCTCGGTCGATCCTGAGTGGCAGACCGCCCCAGATGGAGCCCTGACGGCGCACTTCCTTGCCCTCTCTAATGGCCTTGGCGGTGTCCACGGCGCTGTCCCCGATGTAGTCGCGCATCACGTTCAGCCACTTCCAGCCCTCCGTGGTCGGGTTGAGGCGGTAGCGGACTCCCTCCCAGTCGCGTGACGTCGTGATCGGGCACTGGTCGGGGATCGTGCTGAAGTTCTCGTCGCAGACGCGCCATATGTCGGCCAGATGCTGGCCGACCACGATCGGGTTCCACTGGACCTGCGGGTGGGTCTGCTGTAGGAGCTTGGACAGGTACTTGGCACGGATGATGTCGGTGGTGTCCAGTCGCATCACGAGATCCAGCACGCACATGCCCGTGAGCGGGTCCATGTACCCGGCCTTGGATGGGTAGAACACTGTTGAGGACTGGCGCTTGTACTTGTGGCGGTTCTTGAACTCGGTCAGGTAGCCTCGGAGTGCCTCCGGTACGTACGCAGTACGGCCTCGCTTGTCTAGCGAGAGGACTTCTGAGTCCTTCGGGGCTTCGATCTCGACGGTCATCGTGCCTCCGTGATAGGTATGGGTGCTTGAAGCAACAGAGTCTATCACGAGTGAGTTTCTTACGGGCGGCAGGGGTACAGTTCGTCCCAAACGGGAGCTAGGTGACGCCGTGGCGATCAAGGTCAACCGGATGAACACGGTCGATGCGATGGCGGCGCGCAAGCCGCCCCTCTGCCGGACCTGCGGCCAGCGCAACGAGGGCGTCGTGACGATCAGCCCCTACGGCGATCCGATCTGTGCGAAGTGCGCCGGGAGCGCTGGTGAGCCGGTTCGGCAGCCGCGAGCCCTGCGGGGCCAAGACGGCGCGACTCCCGACGCCTCGTGAGCCTACCGCGCAAGCCCCAGAAGTTCATCATCAGCGACCGCTGTACCGGCCAGTGCAGCCTCAACCCGCGCAACTGCCCGATCCATGAGCAGGTCCACGGCTGGATCGAGGCGGGCGACAACAACCCGACCATCCAGCGCAAGGCGAGCGCGATGGGTGTCAAGATCAGCAACGGCGCCTTGGGCAGACACTTCGCCTCCCATCTGCTCAAGGCCCACGAGATCGCGCTAGGCGGAGATCGGGGACGGTCCCCCGCCTAAGGAGGACCACATCGCGGTCCTCGAACTGATCATCGCCCAAGGGGCAAGCTCGATGCGCCGGGGCGCGTTCCGGATCACGCCCGACCTCACGCTCAAGGCGATGGAGCAGCTGTACCGGCTGACGCAGGGCAACAGCCAGCAGGCGTGGCTCGACGCGATGCAGAACGCGATCCAGACCTCCGATCCGGCCGAGGCTGAGCCAGTTGCTGTCGACTGAGGTCTCGGGCTTCCTGCGGAGCATGGCGAAGGACCCGGTGCTGTTCGTGCGCACGATGCTGCCCAAGAAGCCCCATCCGGGTCAGGTCCGCTGGTTGCGGAAGAGCGACCGCTCGGTGAACACGCTGGTGCCTGCCAACCGCTGGGGCAAGAGCACCGTGATCGCGATGAAGCAGATCTGGAAGTGCTGGGGGCGGATCGGGGCGAACCCGTTCGAGAAGAAGTACGAGACGATCAGCGTCGCCATGAGCGCGGATCAGGCGATGATCGTGTTCGACGAGGCCCGGAGCATGCTCCGCGAGTCGCCCCTGATGGCGCCTTTCGTCAAGAGCTTCCGGGAGACGCCGTTTCCGCACATCGTGTTCACCAATGGGGCGGTGATGCACTGCCGGTCTGCACACGATGGGGGCAAGTACATCGACGGCCATGCCTACCGGTATCTGTCCATCGACGAGGCCGGTTGGATCACGAACCTCAAGGACCTGATGAACAACGTGATCGTGATGCGCCTCGCGGGCGGCGGCGAGATCGATCTGGTGGGCACCCCCAAGGGCTTCGGTGACCTGTACTTCTACTACGAGCGGGGCGAGCGGGGGCTCAACGGCTACTACAGCCAGCGCGGCCGGATCTGGGACAACCCCTATCTGCCCGCGGAGGACATCAAGAAGCGCGACGCGATCCTCCAGTCGGGCAATCCCAAGCTCCGGATGCAGGTGCTCGAAGGCGAGTTCGTCGACTTCGCGGGCCTCGCGTTCAGCCGGGACCAGCGCGACAACGCGTTCATCTCGGGCATGGCCCACCACGAGGACTATCTCGTGGACCACCGCTACGTGACTGCGTGGGACTTGGGCCGGACGACCGACTTCACGGTCGGCGTCACGCTCGATATCAGCAAGCGCCCGTGGCGGCTGGTGGACTACCAGCGCATGAACCGGGTGCCGTGGGAGGAGATCTACAACACGATCGACCGGGTCCGGAAGCACTATCGCTGCCGCTTCGCGCGGATCGACGCCACGGGCCCGCAGGGTGACGTGATCGAGGAGGAGCTGTTCAAGCGGGGCATCCCCGTGGACGCCTTCAAGACCAACACCAAGATCTCCAAGACGGACCTGATCAACGTGCTCCAGAACGCCCTCGACGAGGGCCGCGAGCAGGTGGACGAGGTGATCGAGACCGACGAGCATGGGGCGTTGCACCGGGTCCCGATCATGGAGGTTGCAGGCGTGGGCAACTGGGGCCTGTTGCGGATGCCGCCGATCACGCAGCTGATGGACGAGATGGGCGTGTACCAGTTCGATGACAAGGACCTCGTCACCGACTCCGTGATCGCGCTCGCGCTCGCGGCCGACTTGGCGTACCAGACTGAAGCCGTGCGCGAGCCGGTACTCGGAGGGCTCTATGGATAGGGACGATCTGCTCGACCTGTACAGCGAGCAGCGGGCGCTGTGGGGCACGCGCAACCTAGGAGTACGACCTCGCGCGTAGGCGCTATCGCGGTGAGCACTGGGATGCCGCGACCAACCCCGCGCCGGTCGGCCGCTACAGCCTCACCGCCAACTATCTGAAGCCCTTCGTCGACAAGAGCGTCCAGCTGCTGGTAGGCCGGATGCCGGGGCTCCAAGTGATGCCCCCCGGCACCGACGAGATCTCACGGCGCATGGCCGAGGGCATCGAGGCGATCCTGTACGGCACCTATCGTGCCAACGACGCCGCGATCCATCTGCGCAACGCGGCCTACAACAGCTTCATCCTGCGGCGCGGCCTGATCTACGTCTGGTGGGACGACATCCAGTACCGGGCGCGCTTCCGCAGCTGTACGCCCGACAACTTCTACCCGGTCTACGACGGCGACGAGATTGTCGAGTGCATCTACGCCAGCCGTCGCCGCACGGTCGAGCTTCAGCGGACCTATCCGCAGTTCGCGGGCCTGATCAGCGATGATCCGGGCCAGCTGGTGACGCAGGTGACGGGCTCAGACCTCGCCCGGTTCAGTGCGCAGGGTCAGACCACGGTGATCGACTGGTTCGACGCGCAGGGCAACTTTGCGCGCCTGATGGGGGACGCCTTCGTCGAGATGCCGCTGGGGTACGGCTTCGGATCGATCCCGTTCGTCGAGTTTCCGTGCTACCCGGTCGAGGGTGAGCAGGAACCCATGAACCTGATCGACCAGCTGGTCGAACTCAACCAGTACCTCGACCAACTCCTCAGCCAGCGTGCAGACGTGCTCCGCAAGTACTCCAACCCGCCGATCCTTGACGAGGACACCGGGCAGGCCCCGGAACTGATCAAGCGCGCGATCGCCAGCGACGGTTCGGTCATCCCCATGAAGCGTGGCGGCAATCTTCGCCTGCTGAACTGGGAGGGCACGCCAGCCGACTTCGACACGCAGTACCAAGCGGTGATGGACACGCTCTACGACCTCGCGGGGAAGCCACGGAGCGCGTTCGGCCAGACGGTGACTAACCAGTCCGGGGTAGTAACCAACCTCACGCTCACGCCGACTCTCCAGTCCAATGAAGACCATGAGACCGTCTGGGGTCACCGGCTCCAGCAACTCAACGAGATGCTGCTCCGCCTGTGGGAGTCCTTCAGCGCGACCGAGGTCATCGAGTTCAAGGGCTACCGCGAGGGCCTGAAGTCGGGTCCGCGTCTCTATCAGGTCTCGATGACGGGGCAGGAGATCGGCGGCTGGTACGAGAACCGGATCAAGTGGCCCAGTGCCATCCGCACTGACGATCCGGTGTACGTGCAGAACCAGCTTTCGCAGCTTCAGAGCCAGCCTCCTGCGCTCAGCCTGTACACGTTCTTGGAGAACATGGGCGTCGAGGACGTGGAGGCGGAACTGGATCGCATCGCCGCGCAGCTTGAGGATGTCCGGCTCAATCCGCAAGGGCTCGAGACGCTGGTGAGTGCGGTGAGTGGCCTGCAGGGCGCGACTGACCCGGCTGCGCAGGACATTCAGGGCGACATCCTTGAGGGTGTCGAGCCGACGGACAACACGGAGGCGATGAACGGCGCGCTCGAAGCGTCTGGCTCGCCGTTCGCCCAGAACCCGGTCGGCCTGCCTGCCTGATGGCGACCAGCAACCGGGTCGCGGCTGAGCCGGGGAACCGGCCCAAGACTCCGCCCCCGGTCGTCGTCTCTAAGCCGATCTCCAACCGGGAGGCGGCGGAGCCGATCAACAAACCGCGGCCGGTCGCGGTGGTTCCCTCGCGGCCGGTCGCGGTCGGGAAGCCGCCTGCTGCGACCACCAGTAACCGGGTCGCGGCGGAGCCCGCGAACACGGCCCGGACTGCTGCGCCGGTCAAGAGTGCGGCGGTCAGCAACCGGGTGGCGGCGGAGCCGGTCAACGCTGCGCGGCTCGCGGCGCCGGTCAAGAAGGTGCCGGTCACCCAGATCAAGGCGGTGCCGCCCAAGACGGGCACGGGTCCGACGCCGTCCCAGCCCGCGCTCTCTCATCGGGAGGCCGCGGAGCCGGTGTACGCGACGCCGGTTCGGGTGGGCTCGTCGGCTGGCGTGAGCGCGGCGCCGTCGGCCAATCCGGGTGTTTCACGTGCAACATCGGTGGTGCAGGAGCGCGCGGTCGCGGTGCGCAACCAGTTGCAGGACCAGATCGATCAGGGCGCTGGCCTCGGTGTCGCCAACCGGCGGGCCCCGGGCTCGGGCGGCAGCCTGCGGCGGGTCGGGCTCGCGACGCCCGAGGATCTGGAGGTGCTGCTCGGGCGCGAGGAGCGGGGCCAGATCGAGACCGGTGGCAAGTACTTCAACCCCAAGCTCGTCGAGGCTGCGGCGCAGAAGTACTTCGAGCACCAGATGAAGATCGACAAGGACCTCAAGCGCACGATCCACGAGCTTGACGTGCTGGCGCTCTCGGACAAGGCGGAGGACAAGCTCAAGGCGACCCAGATCCTCGACAGCCCTGCGCTCAAGAAGCTGGTTGAGGAGTACAAGCGGGTCAACGGCGTGGAAGGGGAGCCAGTAGAGGGTTCGGCTGTGAAGTTCTGGGCGTCCTAT